TAAACAACCTCATACTAGTTATCAAAATGGTATGATGTTTGGACATTATGCTAGTACAAATTATAACAATACATCTTTACCATTAACACAAAGAACTAATAATTTATTAGGTTTAGAAAAAACAGAAAATGATAATTCTTTAGATCTTGTAGCAGAAAATAATACAGCTGTATTTGGTCATCCTAAAGATAGTGTTAAAGCATCAGTTATGAAAATGATTAGTATGTCAACTATTGTTCCTGGTAATAAAAAAGTTTTAAATGATACACCAACAATAGAAGAATTACTTTCTAGTTTTAATGCAAAAGATAAAAATTTATATTTAAATGCTTTAAAAAATACAGAAATGTTACCAGAAAGTTTAGTTAATTTTCAAGACATTAATCAAATTTCAAAAATTATTAAATTTATGATTAAGTCTAAAATGAATACTAATGTAGCTCCAGGAGAAACTTCTGCATTTAATACATATTATCCAGCAGGTAATTTAATGATTGATATATATATTAATGAAGGGGTTTCAGAAGCATACGAAACATTTGCAGGTAAATGGGGCAAAAATTAAATGGGTATTACTTATTCTCAAGCAGTACCATATACATATGAAGATGCTCAAAAAAAAGCATTAGACCAACAAAAAGTTTATAGCCCAAGTATTACACAAGCAGCTACAGATTTATGGGATGGTTTTAAAGAAGAAAATTTATTGTACATGGCATATGATGAAATAGCTAATGGACAAAAATACGAAGGCGATGCTAACTATTCTTATGTTAATGATCCTCAATTAGAAGGGTTTGAACAAATAAAAGATAAGTTTATGTTTAGCAGAAATGCACAAGAAACTACTGATATACTTGCTCAACTTAAACACAATGCAACTATAGAAAAAGAATCTCCTTATTATTTTTTAGGCAGAATAACAGGTGCTATTGCAGATCCATCATCTTATTTATTATTTACTAAAGCTGCTAGAAGTGCAAAAGTTTTTGGCACGGCAGCAACAACAGAAGAAATAATAAAACAAAACTTAGATCCATTAAGAGATGATAGTTTTGTACCTATTGTTGGATTAGCATCGTTTGTTATACCTGCAGTAATTAATAAATTTACTACACCTGTACCAGAACACATTATACAAAAATCAGTTAAGTTAGCTGATGATTGGATACCACCTGTAAACAAAAATTCTAAAAGAATGGTTGTTAAAGAATTAGATGGATCAAGTAAAATATACGAAGACGGAGTATTAGTTAATCCTAATAAAGTAGATACTGCACCTAGTGGAGTAGGTGCTGCTGTAAATACTGATACTAAAAATCTATCTACAGCAGGAAAGAGATTAGAAGGGGAAGCCTTTGTAAAAAGTTATTTCTCTAAATTTGGAGAAGAAGGCCCTTGGACTCCTGTATTTAGAGTAATGAAATCGGCAACAACAAATGGCAGAAAAATGATGTCCGATATTCTAGACACTCCTTTGCTTAAACTAAAGAACACAAAGGATTGGGGCTTTCAATCAACTGGTGCATCTTTAGAAGTACAATTAAAGATGGAAGAAGTTGCAGTAATAGAAAGCATGAAAGATATAAAAACTGCTTACATGAAGTATCTAGAAAGTATTGGTCAAACAAAACCTAAAACAGAAATAGGTGTTAATTGGAGAAATACATTAGATACTGAATCTTATTCTATGTCACAATTTTCTAGAGAAATTGTTAAAGCTAGAATTACAGGAAAACATCCTAATCAGTTTGTAGAAGAAGCAGCAAGAATTACACAAGAAAAAGTATATGGCCCATTAATGGAACAAATAAAAAAATATAAATTAAGAGAAGCTCCTGTAGAACAAGAGTTAGCTGCAATGGAAAGTGTATTAAAAATGCTTAGAGATACTAAGCAAGTAAGTAAAGTTGTTAAATCGAAAATAGATGGCAAAACAGCTACATGGACAGTAGAACAATTAGAAGCTCAAATAAAAAAATTAACAGAAAGATTAGCTAATATTAAAAACACACCAGATGGTGTTAAAAATTATATTAATATTATCTACAACAAAACAGCTATTGATAACAATCCTGTATTATTTAAACAAATTATAAAAGATTTTTTAGTTCGTAAAGGTATTACTATGAATGAAGCTAAATTAGCTAAACTAGTAGAAGATCTATCTGGTCATTTTCCTTTTACAAGATTTGAAAAAAGAAGTTGGGATAAAATGTTAGTTAAATTAGAAGCTGTTAAAAATGGTGGTATTAAAGAATTAAACGAAATAATAGCTAATGAAAGATTTTTATTCAATAGACCAAGATACGCAAGAGCAAGTAAAGCTAGAAATTTAAACTTAGATGCAGAAGCACAATTAGCTTTATTAGATGCAGGTATGATTGGTAATGATATTTTTGCATTACAAAAAGCATACTACAGACAAATAGTTCCAGATATTTTATTAACTAAAAAATACGGAGATACATCTGGTATGGGATACAAATATGTATCTGAAGCTGAGTCTATGACTGAGCCTGGACTGTTACAAGTAGCAGCAGAATATAATATGAAAATTGGTTTTACACAAAACAAAGCTAAAAGATTACAGCTTGTTAAAGAAAAAAATCAAGTATTAGGTGATCTAGAAGCAGCAGTAGAATTGCTTAGAGGTACTTATGGTTTACCATCTAACCCTCATCATTGGACTTCTGTAGCTATGAGAACAATGAAACACTATAATGCATTAACAATGCTTACTGGATTTGCAGCAGCAATACCAGACGCAGCTAGAGTTGTTATGACCTCTGGTATTAAAAGAGGATTTCAAACACAATTTGAATTATTAGCTGACAGTATAAGTGGTGGATCTATTTACAAATTAGGTAAAAAAGAAGCTCAATCTTGGGGTGAAGCAGTTGATCTAATTACTAACCAAAGAGCTATGTTATTTGCAGATATGCCATCAGATATGTTTGGCTTTGTAAACAAGATGGAAAGTGCAATGGGTAAAACTTCTCAGTTTAACTTTATGTATATTAACCTTATGTCTAGATGGACTGAAATGGCTAAGTCTATGGCATCAGTTACTATTGGTTCTAGAATAATAGAAGACTCTATTAAATGGGGTAAAGGTGGTTTACCAGATAAATGGAAAACAGCATTAGCTAGTTCTGGTATTGATGAACAAATGGCTAAAAGAATAGCAGTACAATTTGAAACTCATGGTACAAAATTAAAACATAACTTTATTGCAGGTACATCAGAATGGACAGACGATGCAGCTAAAAAAGCTTTTGGTGCAGCATTAAATAAAGATATTAATATTACTATTGTAACTCCAGGCAAAGGCGACACAGCTTTATGGATGAGTACAGAAGTAGGATCAACTATAGCTCAGTTTAAAAAGTTTGCAGCAGCAGCATCTCAAAGAATTTTATTAAGAGGTATGCAAGAACGTGATGCTGATTTTTTATTTGGTTCTATTTTATTACTTGGATCTGGAATGATGATTGATGGTTTGTATCACAAATATAGATTTAATAGAGATTATGGTAAACTACCTTTGTCACAAAAATTATTAAATGCTTTTGATAGATCTGGTTTAGCAGGAATTTATAGTGACGTTAATAAAGCAATAGAAACTTTAACAGACAATAGATTTGGAATTTCTCCATTACTAGGTGCAGGTAAACCTTATGGTTCATCTACAAGATGGAAAATGGGAACAATACTTGGCCCATCTGGAGGACAAATTTATAACATCTTTGATATCATGTATGATGTTGCTGGTGGTAAGTATAACCATCACACAGCAAAAAATGTGCGTAGGCTTATTCCTTGGCAGAATGTATGGTATCTCGATTGGTTGTTTGACGACATACAAAAAGGATTAAAATAATAAATGGCTATTACTATTTCTGATACAGAACCTAGAGTTCAATATACTGCTTCTAGTGGACAGACAGCATTTTCTGTACCTTTTGAATTTTTTACAGTAGCAGATATTAAAGTATTTAATGGTACTACAGCATTATCATACAATGCATCACCGTCATCAGCTTCACAATATTCGGTAACAGGAGCAGGAGTTTCTGGTGGTGGATCAATTACATTAGGGGGAGGGGCTACCCTTAACAATGTAATAACTATTTTTAGAGATTTAGGAATAGCAAGATCAACTGACTTTCCAACGTCAGGTGCTTTTCAAATAGATTCGTTAAATACAGAATTAGATAAAATTATTGCTATGATACAGCAAGTAGAAAGAGATTTAAAATTTTCTCCTAAAGCTGCAGCAACAACTTCTAATACTTTTAATCTTACATTACCTAACCTTGTAGCTAATAAAATATTATCAGTTAACTCGGCAGGTACAGCTTTAGAATTTGATCAAGATATAACTGATGTAGCAACTGTAGCTGGAATCGCAAGTGATATATCAACCTTATCTGCTATAAGTAGTGATATTCAAGCAGTAGAAAATATTGCATCTAACATTACAGCAGTTGCTGGAGATGCAACGGATATTGGTGCAGTAGCAGCTAAAGCAACAGAAATTGGAAGATTAGGAACTTCTGCTGCTGTAGCAGATTTAGCAATACTTGGAAATTCAGCAATAGTAACTGACATGGATTTACTAGCAACATCTGCAAACGTAACAGCTATGGGCCATCTTGGTACTTCTGCAAACGTAACAGCAATGGGATTACTTGGAACTTCAGCTGTAGTTACAGATATGAATTTATTAGGAACAGCAGCAGTAGTTGAAGATTTATCAATACTTGGAACAAGTGCTGTAGTTGATGACATGGCAATTTTAAGTGCAAGTGCAGTTGTAACTGATATGAATTTATTAGCAACAACAGATGTTATTGCAGACATGGCATTACTTGCTAATTCAGATGTAATTGCTGATATGGCATTACTCGCTACATCTGACGTTATTTCTGATCTTAACACTTTAGCAACATCTGCAATAGTTACAGATTTAGATGCAGTAGCTGATAATATTGCAGCAGTAAATTCTTTTGCAGATAGATATAGAGTTGCATCAAGTGATCCATCTTCATCACTAAACGAAGGAGATTTAGTTTATAACTCTACATCAAATGTAGTTAAATATTATAATGGTTCAGCTTGGGAAGCTATTGCAGCTGTAAGTAGCTCAACTATTACTGGCCAAACTGCTGAAACATCAATTGCCGATGATGACTTAATTTTACTTAGTGATACTTCAGCTAGTGGTGCTTTAAGAAAAATGACAAAAGCTAACTTTGTTACTGGTCTTGGAAGTGCATCAAGCATAGCAGACACAGACAGCGATACTCAAATTCAAGTAGAAGAAAGTTCAGACGAAGATAAATTAAG